GACCCAGTCTTACGACTGAGTCCCTGTGCACACGCACTTCACTCCACCTATGGAGCACGATAATGTCCGGTCCCAAACACACGTTCCAAGTTCAGACGGTGCCGTTAGCAAACGACACCACTGGCTATGGCGTGGCCATGGGACCATCTTTGGACAGCCTAGTGTTATCCTGGGGCCATCCCAAGCGTAACGGCAAGCGACAAGGTGGACCGTTTATCGTCTACCATGTCAAAAAAGAGCTTATGACTGGTTCAATCCAGCCGTATCTCAATGCCGGTACGAAGTTCAATGGCGGGTTTGTGGTACCTGTAACAGGTCCCATTTTCTCACCATCGCAACTTTCAGCTTGGAAAGCATCTTACGGCGCGCAGACTCCTAAGGCGTCAGTGCTTAACGCACTTACGCCTTATGGAACTACGGGCTGGAAGCGTGCAGCTCCCGGACGTCCAACCGCTGATGTGGGTCAGATGGCAATCGAACTCTTCAGGGAAGGAATTCCTTCCATCCCTGGAAAGCTCGCTAGCCGTGTTCTGTCAGCCAGAAATGCAGGTTCGAACTATTTGAACGTGCAGTTTGGTTGGGTTCCTTTGGTCAACGACATCAAGAAGATGTACCAGACCTATAGGACCCTTGACAAGCAACTGGCCCAACTGATCAAAGATAACGGCAAAGGAATTCGCCGTCGTCGAGATCTCGGTTCGGACTCCACTACCACTGTTGAGCTCGATAACAGTGTTAACGCAGGCCTTGGGTACCTAGCTGGTACCAATGGTCTGAGTGCACTTATTCCTGGTAAATCCCGCATTGTGCGCTATCGTACTGAAAGCACACATCGTTGGTTTGTCGGGAAGTTCAGGTACTATGTGCCTGATATCGGGTCCGACCAGTGGACGCGACGAGCAACCCGAGCACTCTATGGTCTTAATCCGACCCCAGAGTTGCTTTGGAATGTTCTTCCGTGGTCGTGGTTGGCTGACTGGTTCGGAAATGTTGGCGATGTTCTCGGCAACATGTCCTCCCATGCAGTTGACAACCTTACCGCCGAATATGCGTACGTGATGGAGCAGAAAACTGCTACAACTACGACGGACGTTCGGAGTCAAAACGCTAGATACGTCACCACCGGTTTAGGTGGGTTTAACGTTCCAGCGCAAGACATCACAGCTCAATGTGTCGACACAGTCGAGACAAAGCTGAGGACGGGAGCTTCTCCATACGGCTTTGGGTTGACATTCGATAGTTTTTCAAACTACCAATTGTCAATCCTTGCCGCGCTCGGTGTAACCCGTGGCGCGAGATACTAGGTCCTGGATTCCCAGGACCTAGCACCTACAGACCTAAGGATGGTCTCATGTTCGCTGACCCCCAATCGATCACCGTAAATGCTGTTGCGAAGTCTCTCCCTGCGATTGCTCGCAATGAGATGAACTCCGTGTACCGCATGGACACCGGCGACTACAAGATGACGATCTCGCACCAGTGGGCGAAGCGGAATCGATTCTCTGTGCGTCTCGACGCGCAGAAGATCGCTGCCGACCCGCTCACCAGTTCGAATAACGTCATCTATACGATGTCGGCATACCTGGTGGTCGATGCTCCGACTGTCGGTTACTCCAACACCGAGCTGAAGGACATTGCTCTCGCTCTGTCCGCTTGGTGTACTTCCGCTAACCTCTTGAAGGTTCTCGGTGGAGAGACCTGATCGGAGCCTCCTTACGGTAGGGGGCTAGTAGACACGAGGCAGGATTCACCAGCTCATATTAGGAGCGATGATGAAAAGCCTGTTAGAAGTAACCATCCTCGTGCTCCGCGAAAGCGGAGTACAGTGCGGCGCACCCACCAAGCGTGATGAACTCACGCTTGTCAGTAGAGTCGCGTCCGAAGGTGACAGTTTCTTAACTATCACCTTACCTGCCGTTTGCAAGGTCTTTGACCGTGCTCTCGACAGTGGGCGCTGGCAAACGGGCGATCTGTTAGGATTTAAGGTAGACCGCCAAGGTCTCCCAAGATTTCTCTCAGGTTTCCTTTCTGCCATATTCGACTCTACAGGCACCCTTCTCCCCGAACCATCGATTCACTGCATCCGTGCAGTGCGCCAAATCCTGCTACTGTGTGGCAAGATTGAGCGTGCCACGTCTGACTCTCGTCAGGCTAAGGCATTAAGACAGTTCGTGGAGATCGATTCTCAGGTGCCCTCACGGTTCCCTGTCGACATGTTAGACATGTTCGATAAGGTGGCTGGGATTGTTATCACTTCTCTAGGTGTCGACTTCGTCGATCCTGTGACAAGTGGTCTCATTCCTAGACAAGGTTCAGGAGCTGTAGCTGAGAAAACGAGAAGGAATTCTCGTTATCAGTTCAACTCCTGGCCTCTCCGTTTGGGACGGACGTTCCCCTATGACCAATTTGGCGTTGTAAATGCCAGTTGGATGGAGGAGCTCCGTACTGAGATTGCGCCCAGGGACGAGAGACCCGTCAGGGTCGTCCTCGTCCCAAAGACGATGAAGACACCTCGTGTTATCTCCATTGAGCCTGCTGCTATGCAGTGGACTCAGCAGAGTTTAATGAGGTGGTTCTATGACAATATTCCGAAAAACCCGTTTCTCAAGCGGACTATTCGGTTCTCGTCACAGGATGCTAACAAAGATGCCGCCCGCAGAGGATCCGAAAGTGGTTACAACACCACAATCGACCTCAGCGAAGCGTCAGACCGAGTTAGTTCTGCCCTCGTCTGGCGAGCTTTTCGCTCTCACCCTTTGCTTCGGCAGTCTCTTTTTGATTGCCGTAGCACTCGGGCGTCTGTCCCTGGATATGAGGGGACAGTTAAGTTGCGAAAATTCGCATCAATGGGCTCAGCGCTCTGTTTTCCTATTGAAGCATTGATGTTCACAATCATCATTGCTGCTAGTAGGATACGGAGTATCGGGTGCCGACCGGACGCAGCTTCGGTCCGTAAGGTCCTAAGCGACGTCTTAGTCTACGGAGACGATATCATCGTTCCAGTAGACTGTGCGCCACGAGTGATCGAATGGCTTGAAGCCTTCGGGCTTAAAGTCAACCGCACAAAGACCTACTCTGGGGATAACTTCAGAGAGTCTTGTGGTGGAGAGTACTTCCGAGGGCACGATGTTACTGTCGTGCGCATCAGGAGCGACTTTCCTAAATCACTCGGCGATGCCTCTAAACTGGCGTCTTGGGTTAGCTTCACAAATCAGGCATATATGCATGGTCTGTGGGGCGTTACCAAGGTGCTCCGATCAACTTTTCCGCTTACAGCGGTTAAGTCTTGGGGTACCAGCCAGAGCAGTGGGTTGGTATGGCACAGCTTTAGCAACGCTGTTACACACCGTGGCTGGGATACAAACCTTCACTGTCTTACCGACGTGAGGATAGTACTCAAGCCTGCCCGCGTGTCCGATGAGATAGACGGACCCGCAGCGCTGCTCAAGTCCTTGACGTCGAGCAATCTGTTCGACGCTAAGCACTTGTTAAGCATCGTAAGCCCTGGGAAGCTTAACACTAAATCCCAGAAGGTGAC